ACTTCGACTCATATGTGCTCGCCATGCACCGCGACGGTGTGCAGGTCGAGCGTCTGAACGAGGTGGCTGCGGCCACCGGACAAGTCGTGCTACGAGCCTCCGTCCGCGTGGGCGGAAACATCATCGACCCTCGGTCGCTGATCCAGGTCGTGAGCAACTAATCACCAACGCCTAAAGGAGGCAACACATGGAAGGTGATACCTACAAGGCACTCGTCGAGAAGATGGGTGCCCTCTACGCGGAGATGCAGGAGATGGTGGCAGGCATGGAGGGCGCGACCGAAGAGGACGCGGCCAAGATGTCGGCCAAGTACGAGGAGAAGAGCAAGCAGTACGACGCTCTCGCCAAGCGTCGCGACATGATCGCCGACCTGAACTCGCGCGCCGCCAAGAGCTCGCACGGCGTGGTCGTGGTCGAGCGTGAGGCTCCGGCCCGCGTCGAGACTCGCTCGTTCGCTCCGCAGATCGGCGAGCAGTACGAGGCTCGGTTCGCCGATTACCTGAAGAACGGCCACCGCCGCGACTTCGACACTCGCGCGATCGCCGCAGGCTCGGGCGACGGCCAGTACCTCCCGTCGGCCGGCTTCTACGCGCAGTTGCAGAAGAGCGTGGAACTCGAGACCGCGATCTTCAACCTCTGCCGCAAGATCGATGTCGGCAACTTCACGACCAACTTCACGCTCGAGGGCGACTTCGCCTCGAGCGAACTGGACACCGAAGGTTGGGCCGGCGAAGCGGGTTCGGTCGATGAGTACACGCCGAACTTCACCAACACGACCTTCACGGGCAACTCGCTGCGCCGCGTGGTCAAGGTCTCGCGCGAACTCGTGCAGGACGCTCCTGCTCGCGGTGCTGACTTCAGCGTCGAGAGCATGGTCGCGCAGCGCATGGGTCGCCTCTTCGGCCAGTCGATCGAGTACCAGTTGTGGCACGGGAACGGCACCAACAAGCCGCAAGGTCTGAAGAGCGCCACGCTCGGCACCGCTACCACGCTCGCGACCGACGGCACGCTCACCGCCGACGAACTCATCGACTGGGTCTACAGCCTGCCGATGAAGTATCTGAAGAGCCCGTCGTGCGCGATCGTCACGAGCCAGTCGTTCCTGACGGCCGTCCGCAAGTTGACAGAGAAGATCACGACCACGACCTCTGGTGCTGCCTCGGTGGCCTACCTCTGGGAGCCTTCCTTCCAGGCCGGCACGCCCGACCGTCTGCTCGGAATCCCGGTCTATGTCACGCCGTGGGCACCCACGCTCGGCAATGTCAACGACCAGATCCACGCGGTGATCGGCGACTTCCAGCACATGGTGGTCGCGCAGCGCACGGGCATGAGCGTGCAGGTGCTGAACGAACTGTACGCCGGCAACGGCCAGATCGGCTACCTCGGCGAGATGCGCCTCGACGCGAAGGTCGTTCGCTCCGATGCGTTCCGCGCTCTGAAGGATGACAACACCTGATAGGTGGATGGTCGGATGAAATGAGGGCGGGCCGCAAGGCTCGCCCTCTTTCCTTTGGAGGAGACATGAGAGTCCACATTCTGAAGACCTTCTCGACGAGCGCGGCGGCGTACGCCGCAGGGATGCGCTGCGAGATTCCAGATTCCGACGCTGTGCGATACATTGCGTCCGGCTTGGTCGAGCGCGACGAGCCGAAGATCGAGACTCCCGAGCGAGGCCGCGTGCGGCTCCGCAAGGCGACGAAGGAGGCGAGCGATGCTGGCGATTGACGGTGCGACCTACCTCTCGAATGTCGAGGCCACCTCGCCGGCGGTCGAGCCTGTCACGATTGCCGAGGCGAAGGCGCATATGCGCGTCACGCACACGGACGAGGATACGCTGATCACCTCGCTCATCGTGGCGGCTCGCAACTATGTCGAGGGACTGGCGAATCGGCCGCTCGTGAATCGCACCTATACTCTGAAGCTCGATCGCTTCCCCGGCGGCTATGAGATCATCCTCCCGGCCGGCAAGGTCTCGGCGGTGTCCTCGATCACCTATGTGGACACGGATGGCTCGACGCAGACCTTGAGCGCAAGCGCGTACACGCTCGAAGGCCAGAGGCTCCCAGGCTCGATCGTCATCAACCCGAGCACGATCTCGGCGTGGCCGAGCACGCGGTACTACGCGAGCATCTCAAGCGTGACGATCGGCTATACGGCCGGCTACGGCGCGGCGGCGGCGAATGTCCCGCAGGCACTTCGGCAGGCCGTGCTCATGGCCGTGGCCTACTGGTACGACATCGCGAAGGAGACCGGGAGCGAGGTCAACCTCGCCGAGGTTCCGCACGGTGTCGAGTCGCTCGCTCGCCTCTACTCGATCCCGAGGTTCGCATGAGGCGCGTCCGCTCGGGCCTGATGCGGACACCGTTCACGGTCTATATCCGGACTGCGACCACCTCGGACGAGTTCAACTCGAAGACGCTCTCGTATCTGACGGCCGGGCAGATCGTGTGGGGCTACATCCAAGGCCAGAGCGCAGGCGAGACGATGGAGAAGCGCGGCATGACGCACGAGCGATCGTTCACGATCATGTGCCGAGCGCAGGATGAGCAATGGCTCACGCCGTCTAATCGGCTCGTGGGCGACGCTATGACGCTTGAGATCATCTCGGTGCTGCGCGTGGACGATCGGCAGCAGACGATTACCTTGACCGTGCAGGAGGCGACATGAGCAAGGCCATAGCCTTTGAGTCGGCGATCGAGTTCTACGGTGGCCCCGAGTTGCTCGCGGCGTATCGCGGCATGGCCTCCGAGATCAAGCAGTCGGCCAACGAGGCGGTCGGCGAGGCCGTGCTCCGCAAGATCGCGGTCGCGATCGCCGACGCGGTGCTCTCCGTGCCGACGCTGACCGACACCGACCAGAAGCCGGGATCGAAGACACCCGGCGAGCGATGGTGGTACTACCGTCACCCGACCGGAACGCAGCGGCAGAAGGTCGCCTCGGCGATCCAGACGATGCCGCTCGGCTCGAAGCAGGATCGGCACTTTGTCGGCCGACGCTTGGCGATCGTCGGGCAGAGCGGCCAGTTCTATGGTCGCTTGATCGAGCGCGGCTTCAAGGTGAAGTATTACTACGGGGAGAAGATCAAGAACCCGAAGGAAGTTCCGGGGAAGTGGCCGATGTCGCGCGCCTTCCGCAAACTGCGCCCCGAGATGCAACTCGAAGCGATCCGGCAGTTTGCTGATCTGATCGACTCGCTCGGTGGCAAGCGCATCACCCCGAGGATCCCCTAATGCCGCAGACCGTGTGGAACATCGAAACGGCTGTCTGGGACAAGATCGACGCTACGAGCGCGATCACGACCCTCGTCGGCAAGGGCAACTCGTCGCGAGCCTTCCCCGAGGTGCGCTTCGACGGGGCCGTGCGCCCGTGCATCGTGTACGAGTTGGCCTCGTCCCGGCCGTTCCAGACGCTCTCGGGATCGCCGACCCTGATCTTCTCGACGATCGCGATCCATTGCATGGGCGATACCAAGATCCAAGCCGTGAACCTGGCGCGCAAGGTGCAGGATGCGTTTCAGGACTGGAGCGGCACATGGTACGACGGGGCTACGCTCAAACTCACGGTGAGCGGAGGCCGCACGAGCACGATCACCACGGACTATCTCGCCCCGACAGATGGTGCTACTTACGGTTTGTTCGTGAGCACAGTCGAAGTAACCTGCTTCCACACGAACTAACGAGGCACACATGGCACTTTCTTCCTACGGCTCAACTCTCACGATCGGCGGTAGCAGCGTCTCCGAGATCATCTCGCTCTCCGTCGGCGGCTCAAGCGTCGCCGAGATCGATGTGAGCACTATCGATTCAGCGACCAAGTCCTTCACGACTGGCATCGAGGACGGCGGCACGGTTTCGCTTGAGGTCTTCACGCCTGCGAACTACTCCGGCGGAATCGCGGCACTCGTACCGACTGCGGGAACCACGACCGCCTCGTCGTGTGTGATCAACTTCGGCAACCCGTCGGGCGCGTACATCACCGCCACCTTCGACGCGCTGATCGTCTCGCACGCGATCGCCGCCGCGATGGATACGGGAGTCCGCTCGACCGTCACTCTCAAGCTCACGAGCACGATCACCTGGAGCAACTGACATGGCATATGTCGCAAACGGAACCACGGTAGAAGTCGGCACGACCACGAACACCTCCTCGCCGGCAACCTACGCGAGCGTGATCGAGGTCACCGACATCTCACTCTCCGGCATCACCGGAGCGACGATCGACACGACCGCGCTCACCGACAGCGCACGCAAGGCCGTCATCGGCCAAGTGGACAACGGCACGGTCTCTCTGTCGATCTTCCTCCCGCCGAGCGACAATACGCTCCTCGGCTACCTGAAGCCTGCCGGCTTCGTGAACGGAACCTATCGCAACTTCAAGATCACCTTCGGCGGCTCGACCTCGACCGGGAGCGAGATGAAGTTCGACGGCTTCGTGACTTCGCTCAATGTCTCGGCCGGCATCGACGCGGCCGTGACCGCCGACCTGACGATCCGCATCAAGGGCGCGCTCACCTGGACTGGGTGATCTAGCCTCGCACATCTCGGAGCACACACACCATGACCGCCTCGAAGGACTTCATTCTGTCGCTTGCTACCTCGATCCCAGTCGAGGCCGTGAGCATTCCCGGCGTGGCCGAGCCTATCTCGGTGCGCGGCCTTACGGCCGGCGAGCGCGATGCCTTTGAGGCCGCGTGCTTCGTCGGCAAGGGCGCGAGCAAGGAGATGAACTTCGTCAACCTCCGCGCTCGGCTCCTTGTGCGCTCGATCTGCTCGCCGGATGGCAAGCGGCTCTTCGCCGACGGGGATGTCGAGCAGATCGCCGCGCTCCCGGCGCGCGTGATCGACCCGCTCTTTGAGGTCGCCCAGAGGCTCTCCGGGATGGGATCGAAGGACATCGAGACCCTCGCGGGAAACTGACCGAGCGAGGGCTACGGCGGTTCCTCTTCCGCCTCGCTCTCGCGCTCGGGATGACGGTCGAGGAACTTGAGGGCCGCATGAGCGCGCGCGAGCTCGCCGAGTGGCAGGCGTTCGACGCGCTCGAACCCATCGGGCACATCCGCACCGACTACGGCTTCGCTATGCTCGCCACGCTGTACGCTAACAGCCACCGCCGCAAGGGCGACGCGCCGGCCAAGATCACGGACTTCATGCCGTTCATCGCTAACAAGCCTGCCGCGAAGGCAAGCGATCCAGAGGCCATGATCGCTATGCTCAAGTCACTCACGGGAGGCTCGGATGGCGACCGTCGGTGATCTCTTCATCAACTTCAAGGTGCGTAAGGAGGGACTGGATGCCGGGAGCCAGTCGCTCGGCCGTTTCGTGGACAATTCCAAGAAGCAACTGAACGACCTGAACCAAGGATTCGGCGGTCTCCAGAACACGCTCTCGACGGTCGGCATCCCCACGGGCGTATTCGACACAGCCCAGAGCATGGTGAATGTCCTCACGAAGGGCATCCCGTCGATCATCAAGGGATTCTCGAGCATGAGCGCAGCGGCCTCGCTCTTCAAGGGGATCATCATGGGGATCGGTGGGCCGATCACGCTGATCGTCGGCGCGCTCGCAGGCATCGGAGGAATGATCTACAAGGCGTACTCGGATGCCGCCGAGACCTCGAAGAACATGATCGAGGGCTACGCGAAGTACGCCGAGGAGCGAATCAAGTCGACGATGGATGCTCTGAAGGGAGCACGGGCCGACGAGGAGTCGATGTCCAAGCAGGCCGACAAACTCCGGCAGGGCGTGCAGACCAAGGAGAGGCTCCTAGCCGTTCCGGCGGCGCAGCGCGATGCCGAGGCACGCGCGATCTCGAACTCGAACACGCTCGCAGAAGCGGCCCCGAGGGTGCGCGA